AAAGGAATCTTCTCTAGCAACTTCACTAAATCCACCTGCTTCTCCAAACTTTTTATCAAATGAGTATGGTGATGCACTTTTAATATCCCATATTTTTCCATCAATCTCCACATCTTGTCTGCCATCAATCTTACCCCCATCAAATTCGTAGCTAACTTTTTTCTGTTCATTCTTTAATTTTATACCTGCTGACTTCATTACAAATATAGATAATGCTTCTATCAAATCGCCAAATGTATTTCTCATTCTAACATTATAAGGTTGTCCTTCACCTTTAACACCTTTAGCTTCCATCTGTAATTGACACAAAGGTCTACCTATATTAGACATTCTAGGTTCAAACTTATCTTTTCTCTGTTCTTCAAATTGTTTTAGTAAGGCGTTTTTACACGCCTCACCAAACTCCTCTAACAGCCGTTTGTCTAGCTTTACAGGATTTTTTGAAACAGAATTAAGATACTGTTGAACTTGTAAAAGTATACTATTCATTAAGCAGATAATACTTTTTCTGGATCTAACTCTTCAACAATTTTAGCATCTATATTATCATGCTTATTTGTTGATTTACTTTTTGCAGAATTATAAAGATCAATAACTTCTTTATTTTCAACATCAATAGATTCTTGAAATACTTTTAAAGTTTCCATATCAGTATCCGATAATTCTAAGTTAGCATCTGCATTAACAGATATCTCTGGAACATAAAATACATTACCACCTTTTTTCTGCCTTTTAGTATCTAAAGAAAATGTACAATTAAACATTAATTTTTTTCTTTTCTTTAATAAATCTAAAGCAGATGTTACAGGTGAAAACGCAGTGCCAGTTACTCTATACAACACAGGTATGTTTTCTAAACTATGATCATTACCTTGTGCAGTTTTACCTTTACTAAAAGATAATAATCCATATACAAGTTTATAACATCTTATAGTTCTTTGTCTTTCCATTTCTTCTGGTGTAATATTTGACCTTTCTTTGAAAGGAATCTTACCACACTTAGTACCACCTAGTATATCTATAGCTTCTTCTCTCCAACTTTTAAATATAATAGATCTATTAACATACTCTCCCTTATCTGCATCATAATGCATGTATTGCATAGCACTTATGAATGGCCTTAGTGTTACGGGTTTACCAAAAACATTTTGACCTACATTAGAATCATATGTGTAGAAGTGACCTACTGGTAATTGATTACCATCATCATCTTCTGGTGAACGATTGATAGCTAGTCTAGGTATATTTGTACCTGCATTAGAACCATCGTCTTGCCCAATGGCTTGCATAATTTGCTCATTAGACATCTGTTTTATGTTTGTTAAGTTATTGTCAGACATTTGTCCTCCTTATTGTTATTTATCTTATACACTATTTTTGTTAATTTGTCAAGCATTATTTTATAAAAGTTCTATAAAAAATCCTAGCAAAATATATAAACCTATTATTCCTATTATTGTTTCTAGCATATTCTTGTCTCCCAATCTCCTACTTTTATATCTAGTCCATCAGTTTGTGCAAAGTATGTATACTCTGAAAAAAACTCATGATTATTATCTATATATAAAGTTGTAGGTTCTATTATACATTGATCTTTTAATGCAGTGTATTCTAAATAAGCAGCATACTGATCATCAGAATACTCATCCATTGTCTCTAGTGCTTCTATTTCTTTGG